GCCGGAGAGCAGCTGGGTTTCCTCGAGCAGCTGGATGTTGTAGGCGGCGAAGTCGGTGATCTCGCCACGCAGCCAGTCGAGGTCGTCGAGCATGTTGTCGGAGATGGCGAACCAGCCGGCGACCTCCTTGAGGTCATCGGCCTTCCACTTCGGATCCGGGAAGTGCAGCTGGGGCTTGAGGCCGCCTTCGGCGACCGTGCCCGCGGAGCCTTCGAGTTCGCCGAACACCGGGTATTTGACGGCGTTCGTGGAGGCTCCCATGGTGCCCTGGCTGAACAGGTCGGCCACCGCGAGCGGACGCTGGTACGGGAACACGGCCTGGGTGTCGGTCTGCACCGTATAAGGTGCGAACGCCCCGGTGGAGTCCCCCACGGTCTGGGTGTCCGTGTTGGCCTTGAATTCGACCGCGTAGCCGGCCTTGAGACGGGTGCCCACGTTCTTCGCATACGACTTGACGAACAGGTCGCCGGCGCTTTTGGCCGGAGCGTCATCGTTTTGGCCACCGGAGTCATTGCCGGTGGGGGTCGATGCGGCGGCGAGCGCACCGATCTTGGCGATCATCTGCGCCTGGTCTTCGGCCTTGCCGATCTGCTGGTCGAGCTGGTCGACCTGGTCGAGCAGCTGCTTGATGGCGGTGGCGTCATCGTCGCTGATTTCCCCGGCCTTGAGTCCGGCCTGCTTCTCCTTGAGCTGCGCCATCAGCGCGGCTCGCTTTTCGATGAGAGTGGACATGTCTACTCTCCTTTCTGCCCTTTGAGGGCGATTCGAATGGCGAGGTCGAGCGCTTCCGCTTCGGCTTTCCGGTTGGGCTCCTCGGACTTGGCCCCTTGGGGCTCCTCGTTCTTGGCCTTGTCCGGCTCCGATGCCTTCGCACCGTCGCTCTGGGTGTTTTCCTGCTCCTGGCTGGCCGTCGCCGATGCCAGAAAATCCTTCATTTGTTTGGAGGCCTGCGCGAGTTGTTCGCTGATGCTGGTGAGCATGTCCACGTTCGCGGCGCTGATCATGCGGCCGGCTTTGGTGAATTGTTCGCTGATGCTTTTGATGGCGACGACGCTGGTGTCCTGGTTCGCTCCGATGGGGACGAAGCTGGCCTCGTAGACGGTGAGTTTCCGGAGCTCGTTGGCTTTGGTGCCGTCGTCGAGGGTGACGGTGCCTTCGTCGTCCACGTCGAATGCGAAGGAGAGCTGCGAGATTCGTTTGGCTTTCACGAGCCGGTAGGTTTGCGCGGCCTTGGGCGAGTCCATGTCGAAGCTGCCGCGGATCCACCAGCCGTGGTCGTCTTCGCCCATGTCGGTGACGCCTCCGATGTTGTAGTCGGGGTCGTCCATGCGGTGCCCGTAGAGCACAGGCATGGTGTTGCCGCTTTCCTTCCAGTGGGTGATGCTGTCGAGGAACGCTCCGGGGGCTACCACGTCGCCGTAGCAGTCGGGTTGGCGGGTGAACGTGCTGGGATAGGCGATGAATTCGCCTTCCTGCAGGTCGTCGGTCTCGTTGTTGGTCTTGAACCGGCAATCAAGCTGTTTGGTCCGCATGCTGTTGCTCCTTCGCGTATTCGTCATGGGCTTTGCGGGTTTCGTCCAGGGCGATGAGCCCGCTGTTGAATTGGTCGATATGCGCGGTGATGGTCAGGTCGGATTGGAGCTCGTTCTGCCATTTGAGCCAGCCGATGCTTTCCACGTCGATGCCGGCGCCGAGTTTGCTGCGCACGCTTTTGTCGAGCCTTGCCCTCCACATGGCGATGATGTGGTTCTTCGCGGTTTCGTCCGTATCGGATGAGGGCCGTATCGGGTCGCCGCCGTCCTGAGGGCTTGCCTGGCCTCCCTGGGTGACGTTGAGTGGCACCGTGAGGCTGTCGCCGCCTTCGATGCGGGGCAGGTTCTGTGTGGCTCGGGCTTCGTTGGGTGTGATCCACGGTGCTCCCACCGATGTGGAGAGCACGCTGGCCTGTTCCTCGAAGTCGCCGCTCAGTTTCGCGCGGATGTCGAATTCCACGTAGTCGAGCGGGTCGGCGCCGATCATCGTGGCGAGGAACGTGTTGAGCCGGTCCTCGATCATGCGCATGGTCGGGCCCAAGGTCTCCGAATACAGCATTTTGCGGAATTCCTTGGTGTTGGAGAAGTTCGCGTTGTCGAGGATGCCGACCATGACCGGGCTGACGTGGTAGATGCTGGCCACGGTCTGCAGGCTGAGCTTCGTGACTTCGCTGAATTCCTCCTCGCGCGCGTTGAAGCCGAGGCGTTTGAGTTCCATGCCGTCTTCGAGCAGCGGGGTGCTGCCGGCGCGGGCTCCCTTGTCGGTGAATTCCTTCCAGCCGCGGGCGAAGCGTTCGCGCGCGGTGTCGTCCCACGGCGGCGCGTCCTTCGGTCTGACGAGCACGGTGCCCACTCGGCCGCCGCGCTGCCATGTCTGCGTGCGGTAGCTCCAGGCTTGGATCTGCTCGTTGATGATGTCCTTCAAAGCCATGACCGGCGTGACCCCGTTGGTCGGGTCGGTGGGATTCCAGCCGTGGAAGACGAGCATGTCCTCGGCAGGCACGTCGATCCATCCACGGCCGAGTCCCGTATCCACGCGGTAGGAGGCCGGGGCGAACACGCTGCCTTCCTGCTTGGCGGTCACCCATGATGGGGGTATCGGCCTAATCTGCCAGCCGCCGAAGCGTTCCATGTCCCGGTCGGGGGCTTGGGTGACGATCCAGTAGGCCACGTCGTGGAGTGCCAGATCCGCGGTCAATTGGCGGAGCAGCTCGAAGCCGGTCATGTCTGGATTCGGCTGCTTGAGAAGGTTGATTAGTGGCGAATCCGTGATGCGCTGGCGGTCGGTATCGGAAATTCTGCGGAATTCCTTCAATCCGACCTGAGCGACGTTGTCGGCGAGGAAGCTGATGACCGTGCGCAGATGCGGCTGGGTCTTGTACAGTTCGGTCTCCGATTGGCCTTGGATGATGGTCATCGCGTCGGCCATGTCGAAGCTGATGTGGTAGGTGGGGCGGAATATGTCGGTGAGTTTCTGCCAGATGCTCAAGATTCAGCCTCCTTCCTAGAGAACGAGCAGTCCGTGTCCGGTTTCGGTGTCGTATGCGCTGCGCTGTTGTTTCACCGGTTCGGCGTTCATGGTTTCCAACGCGTAGAGCGCCTGGCTTTCGGCGATGAGCCCGCTGATGTGCATGGCCGATTTCTGCCGGTCCCACACTTCGACTTCGCCAAGCCGTCTGGTGATGGCCACGCTCACCTGCTGTTCGATGGCCGGTTGCGGCAGATGCCGGAGTTTGCCTTCCTTCACGCGGTCCTTGAACCGGCCTGTACATGCGCCCACCCTGAATCCCTCGATGAGATGTACGGTCCAGCCGGCTTCGGTGAGAGGATCGCAGAAGTCGACGGCCGGGCATCCCTTGGATTGGAGGGCGATCTCGGTGATGTTCGGCCATGATTCACGCAGCATGCCCAGATACTTGGGTACCCAGAGCATGCCGTCGCGCCGCATGATCAGTTCAACGTGTGGCAGACCGTCGGCCCGGTATCCGGCGGCTGCGATGTATGTGGTCTCACGGTCCGCCGAGGTATCCACGCTGAGCACCACACGGTTTTCGAACGGGATACTGGATTTCTTGTCGATGCCGCGCTTCCATTGCTTCGGATCGATGAACGGCGTAATGTCCGCGGTCACCCACTGGCAGAGCACCTCGGTGCGATATGCCGCTTCGGTCATGCCGTTGATGTCGGCGATCACGCTTCGGTAGGTCATCGGCCCATAGCCGAGGGAAGGATTCGCCTGACGTATGCCATCCAGGTCATCGAGCCCGCACCCATCCGGCGCGCTCCATTCGAAGTACCCGTAGGATGCGTCGTGCGCCTCCGTCCATTCTTCGACGGTCTGCTGGCCGGTTTCGACGCTCGCGTTCCACGAGTCGGAGAGCCGGCGTCCCTCGTCCACTACCCTGCGCAGCACGATGCTGCGGTAGTCGCCGGCGTTGCTGATGCCCCACAGTTGGCTGGACCAGATGGCCTTCGTGGTCTGGCTGACCGCGTTCCAGCCATCGTCCGTATGCTGCTCGCGAAGCTCATCGAACACAACGCGGCTGGCGGACTTCGAACGGATGTTCTTATCGGCTCGAACGATGTACTGCGCCTTGTTGCGGCAGATGATTGCCTCTTCGCCGTGGCTGTTGTTGACCCGCTGCACACGCTTCTGGAGGGCAGGCACCGCGAGCGCGGCTTCCTCGTCGGTTTGTGGCGTGGGGTTGCACCAGTTGAGTACGGCGGAGTATGGGGCTCTGGCGTTGTCGAGGGTCTGGGCTGCTCCGACGATGAGGAACTTCCATGATGGGGAGAGTTCAGGCCGGCGGCCGGAGTCGACGAACAGCCACCATGCGCATAGGACGCTCATGACGGTGGTTTTTCCGTTCTGTCGTGCGACTTCGGCGACGACTCGGCGGAACCGGTAGGATCCGTCGGGGTTGGTTTCGAGTCCGTGGATGAGCAGCCATTTCTGCCATGGGTAGAGGTTCACGTGGAGGAATCGTTCGGCGAATTCGATGACCCCGTAGCCGTCGGATGTGGCCGGGGTGAGGGGCCGGAGCGGTGGCGTGTAGATTCTGGGGGTGGTGATGCCGTGGGCGTCGTCGTCGATCTCGCCGATGTCCATGCGCATCCTCCTAGGTCATCTTCGCCAGGTATTCCTCGAATTCGTCGGACACCTGCTTCGGCTTCGCATCCTGGATCGCGTTGGCGATGGAGCCGCGAGCGTCCGGCGTGGCTCCGAGCTCCCGTAGCACGTTCATCAAGTGCGGCATGAGGTAGAGGGCTTTGGTGACTTCGATGCCGGTGCCGTGGGTGACGGCGTAGTCGATCTGGCTGGCAATCATTCGGCCGGATTGAATCAGAGCGCTGTCTTCGGGCTTCAGCCGGTCATCGAGCGCTTTGACGGTGTCCTCATATGCTTTGAGCAGGCCCTTCTGCGCCTTGGTCGGCGCATCCATGAGCCGCAGGCGTTGTTCGCCAATCTTGAGGCATTGGTCGATGGCCTTAGCATCCTGTTGCAGGGCGAGCGGGTAGATCTGCCTGTAGATGCTGTCGAGGCGTTCGATCTCGATGCTGCGCGCGGTGTCCGGGTTCTTTCCGGATCGCGCGCTTTTGAGGGCGCGGGTGATTGCCGCCATCGCGCTTGTGGTCGACCGGTAGCCCATCGTGGTTTTGATCTGGCCGATGGGTGTGGCGGCGAGGAACAGGTTGAGGGCCTTGGCGTCGGATTCGGCGGTCAAGGTTCCTCACCTCCCTTCAGTTGTCCTTGGTGAAGTCGTGGGGTTTGCCGTCGAGTTCCGGCATGATGCCGGTGTATTCCTGGAAGCGCCGGCAGATCACGTCGGCGTATTTCGGGTCGAGTTCGACGACGAGCGCTTTCATGCGCAGCCCGTGGGCGGCGATGAGCGTGGAGCCGCTGCCGGCGAACGGGTCATAGACGATGCCGCCGGGTCTGCAGCTGTTCCTGAGCATGCTTTGGATGAGTTCAACGGGTTTCATCGTCGGATGCTCCCTGTTGGCTTTGGGCTTGGGGAATTGCAGGACGGTCGATTGTTTGTTGTCGCCGCGCCAGTTCGCGCTTCCTCGGCCGAGGC